GCTGATGATTAATCCATTGACATTAAATGTAAACCAGGTAGCAAGATTACTCTCGACCGCAGTAAATTTCTCATCAATAGTTTGGATATTGGTATCAAAGTACTGTTTGAATTCGATTTGTAAATCACTCTTACTTTGCGTAATTGATGAGCTAATCTCTCCAACTTTATTTTCATATTCGTCCGCTGTTACATATGTTGCCTGTACCGCTTGCTTAAAAGTGTCAAGCTGGTCATCTGAGTACTTCGTTACCGACTCTTTCGCCAGCGATATCTGCTCATACGTTTGGCTCAAAATGTCCTCTCGTACCTGGCTGATAGCCTCCCAGCCAGAATCGACAACGCCTGATGTATACTCAATTTTTCCGCTTGTGTAAGTGACAACGTATCTGGTCCAAAGATATGTTCCGCTTGACCACTCTGGCATATCTGTTGTCCAAGTGCCGTCTGCTGAGGTTTTCGATGAGCTCAAATTGTATTCGAGACCGATGCTTGAAACTCCGTCCCCATCAGCTCCGTCCTCGCCATTCGTTCCGTCTTTTGACCTGTATGATACAGAGTATGAGGTTGACGTTGAATTATCGGAGTACGTCAGCGTTGTCCTAACCCACAGGTACTGTCCGGCAGTTAAAGTCGGTATCGATGTCTGCCAGCCGCTCGTAGGATATGATGTAGCGCTTGTGCCTTTTGCGTATCGGATAGTTGATCCGGAGATTCCGACTCCATCCGCCCCGTCTTTTCCATCAGCTCCGTCCTTACCGTCAGCTCCATTGGTTCCATTAGTACCGTTAGTACCATTCGTGCCGTTGGTGCCTTTGTATGACACAGAGTAAGAAGTAGTCGGATCTGTATTGGTGTAAGTGATGTATGTCTTTGTCCAGAGATAGTAACCATTTGAGATGCTTGGCACTGATGTCTGCCAGCCGGTTGTTGGTGCAGTTACACCGCTAGTAGACTTAGCGTAAGTGATACTAACAGAGCTAATCCCATTACCGTCCTTACCATCTACCCCGTCCTTGCCATCGACTCCATCTTTTCCGTCTACACCATCCTTGCCATCGGCACCTGGAGCACCGTCGGCTCCTGGTTGTCCGTCCTGCCCATCTTTACCATTTACACCGTCTTTTCCTGGCTCACCATCTTTGCCGTCCTGTCCGTCTTTGCCGTCAGTGCCGTTGTCACCTTTGAATTTGGCCCAAATATATATTGAAGGATCTGTTAAATCTGGAGTGCTTTTGAGCCTGTTGGATGCAGTTCCGATATAAGACTTTCCTTCTGGAGAAAGAGAAATACCAGAACCAAGTGCATCATCAGCATATGCTATCCAAGTAAACAACACTTTTTTTGTAGTATTTTTTAGCTGGTTAGCCAATTCAACAAGCTGGTCGCTTACTGTTGGTGTCTTAATAAGGTAATCGCCTAATGTAGCGGTCAGATCATTTTTAGTAACAGAGGTTTTAAGGACTAGAACCCTTCCCTGGACATACTGTTTAGCTGCGTTATCCGAAACGATGATTGTATCGCCCACGGCAATGGTTTCGGGCAGCCGAAGTATTTCTATTTCATAATTCACTGCCGGCTCTCTGACTTTCTTTAGATAAGTTATGGCGTGAGCTAACAGTGTCTCTTGAGACAAGGTATCGTATTCGTAGCTGACTACGATATGCCCTACATTCGTTCCTGATTCAGATAAATAGCGGCTCCATTTTGACAAAGCGGTACGGCTCATCAATAATCCGTCTGAGCCAATGTATATATCGCTGTCATCGTAGCTGTAACCAGCTAGTGTAATAGGATCTGGTTCAATATCATTGTCAATTTGTTCTTGCGTTTGCTCTGGGGTTCCACCGGTCACTCGTAAAGCGGTTGCTAAATCTGCTACCGATGTTTTTGTGCGCACCCTATCGACATGAGTTCCAACTCGCAAATCAACACTGTTATCCGTTCCCCTTTTCTTCCATATATCTATGTATTTATGAATAATAGACATTCCTCTTATTTCGAAAGAGTACGATATTTCAGCATCAAATTGTGTGGCAACAGATGCAATTCTTTCTGCAGCTGTAGTTTCACCTTCCCAGCTCAGCTTTCTGCTCAAGCTGGAAATTTCATTTGTTCCGATTTCAAACCCTGAATCGTATGAAAATTTTTCTATGTAGAAGGAAATAGGATAAGCCTGATCAGCGTCATATGCTAAGACAACTTCATTCAGCAAATCCATTCCGGCATCTTCGCAATAGATGTAAACACTGTTATCTTTGGAGTCTGTTTGAGCATCGATGATCGTGAAATAACCACAGTCAGAATTGTTTTGTCTTAATACATAATTCCCTGCTGCAGCCCATTCTTTCAGTTCCGGCAGCTTTTCATCGTTGCACTGAATCTCACACTCAAAAGTAGCTATACCGGTTTCAAGCTCTTCCGTTTTCGTATCCGAAATAATTTTTAGTCCATAAGGAAGGTTTGTACTCGCTGATCCAAGGATATTCATGCTTCGATTCGCAAAATATATGATCATACGTAAACTCTCCTATAAGAAATTTTCACCGCCGGTCTGGTTGCGTAGCTTGAATACGTAAGCTTTATAGTGTTAGCACCAGGAGACAGATAAAAATCTTCCCAGGTGTTCCCAATGTTTCCAAGCTGCGGCTGCGGATCTGTGCTCACCCATGTACTTCCAGCCACTTTAATCGAGGCTTCGCTTATATCTATGGTGATAACATCGCCTTTTGCAAATTTAGCGTTTGCTGATTTATCGTTGTAGCTGCTGCCAACTTGAATATATGCGCCGTTGCTGTTTGCCAACCCAATCCAGCCGGTTGCGGATGCAACGGTAATCGTAATTACTGGATAGCTTATATAAGTTCCATCGTAAGAAACAGAGTAAGAATCAGCTGAGCTTCCTCCGAAGGAATATTCGTTGTTCGAATATTTAAACGGATCTGAGCAGTGAATTGTGAATTCGCTAGTCACATTCAGCCTTCCAGGTTGAACACCATCTTTGTCAGTTACGGTTCCAACGTAAAATTTGTCATCTTCATCGTTAAAAATAAAAACCGCCTCTTCGGCATCTAAAGCGGATGCGAGACGGTTGTAGGCTAATCTCATAGCCTTAGGTGAGTCAGCAAGGAGCTGGTATCCAACGATGATATCTCGCGGAGAATATCTTTTCCTTAGATATCTCGCTCCGTTGACTCTTTCTGTTTCTGTCTCTGAAACGGATGCAGAGATGAATTCCCTACCTATCGTGTATAGAACGCGGAATCCATCCACTTGATCCTCTAAGTATTTTCCGTTAATTGTAAAAGACTCGCTTGATGTGGAGGAAACAATGCTTTTTTCATTTGTATCTGTAAAACTGTACATGCCTATCTCCTTCCGTTCTTTCGATTCGTTCTAACTCTTCGAGTCTCTAGTTCATCTTCTGTAAACTCAACGGTTGCTTTTGCAACTTCACGTCCGTCAATTGGCACAGATATTTCGAATCTGTACACATTGTCCTGTTCGTTTCGGTATTCACCACTAATTGACGATGAACCTTCAGCGAATGAGAATGCCATGTCGCTTGTTTTTTCTTGAATAGAAGAAATAGCGCCAGATACCAAAGACAAGGCATCTTCAATATCACTTTGCATTTCAGAAATGAAAGAAGATCCAAAAAGGTCATCCATTCCTAACGCCGAAAGGTTGACAGCATCTAATCCTCCATCGATAGAATCCATGACGGATGCAGCTAATACTTCCGCTTTGCTAGATACAGTGCTTACCATGTCAGAGATACCGTTTCCAAGCCCTTCACCAATCCACTTACCATACTGTGTAGTGATTTTCGAAGGAGAACCGATTTTAGCTTTGGCTGCAATAGCGGCATTAGCTGCGCTGGCTAAAGAAGCCGCAATACTTCTAACTGTTCCAAGCATGCTGCTCATACCATTTGCTAACCCTTGCCCAATGTAAGCACCGGCAGAATAAGCTCCGGAATAACCATTGCGCATAGTGGACACAGCTTTGCTCACACCGCTGGAAGTAGTGCTGTTTAATGTCTGCAAGCCTGTGGACATTCCGCTGTTCATATTGCTTACTCCGCTCTTAGTTGCTGAAACCATATTGTTCATAGAGCTCTTAACTGTTGAATTAGCTGTTGTAAATCCAGACTTAAAGGCTGAATTTACTGTGCTCATTCCACTCTTAGCGGCAGTAGCCATATTCTTTGTAGAAGTAGTGACAGACGTTTCAGCAGATTTCATATCGCTTGTGACGGATGATTTAGCGGAACTTGTGCTGCTGGACACTGCCGAAGCCATACTGCTTGCATTCGATGCGGCAGTAGACCTTGCATTCGCCCATGAATTTGCCACATCATTGCTCATTCCGTCCATCGCAATTTTTGTATAGTCGGCTGTACTCTTCATGTTCGAATTTGTAACAGAAGCGATGCTTGACGTTTCGGAGCTGACTGTAGAAGCCATTGCAGCAAAATCGCTTGAAACGGCCTGGTTAGCTTCTGCGGATGCAGTAATAATACCGTCGGTACCAATCGTGAAATTGGAAATAGACATCTGAGAGGCAGATGCAATTGAGGCACTCATATTGCTTGCCATTTGAGATGTATTGTTTGAGACAGTAGACGATGTATCGGAAGATTTTCCAGTCAGAGTATCCCAAAGATTTCCGAAAATACTCTTAATTCCTTCTACAGCAGATGAAAGAACACTTGGTATGGCGTTTGCAATCCCTTGCCCTAAAGATACAATCAAGTTCCATC